TAGAATGGGCTCGTAAGTATGATAGTATGTTGTTTGGTGGTAATCACGATCAACGTAGGAATCGTAAAGAGCAAGACTATCGTAATAACCGTATGTTGCAACAAATCCGTACCGGAAGGGATGATGGAAAGAACCCAGCTAGTTAATGCGGCCTTAGACTTCATGGATGTTGCCCAACACTATTATGGTGTTGAGCCAGCCCAACAGATGTTTGAAAGAATGACTGCCAACGATCCTGTGTTGGCACAAGAAATGTTTCTAAGGTTGCTAGCAGGTAGGCAGTCGTCAAGTGTGCTAGTTGTTGGCATCGACCGTCAGAAGTTTGATCGTGTAGCCTGTGTTCGTGCTATTCGTGCGGTCACTGGATTTGCTTTGAAGTACGCAATAGAAATGCTCAAGATCATTGACTCGGGAGATACTGTTGTGTTAAAATCAAAGCCTGGTGATAGAATTGATCGTAGTTTATTAACAGCTAATGGACTTATATTGGAGTAATTATGCAACTGTTTAATCGTTATTGTGAACTTGTTAATTATCGTTTGACAGAAGTAGATAGGTTTACCTGGACTTGTTTTGGTGACACTGCCTACTACTTCAGCAACTGGGACCAGGACAACGACACCTACAGCCTACAGGCCATTGTTGATCTGCGTACATTTGATGTTAAGGTCTTAGAAGCCTGCGACTATCGTAATAACCGAGCCTATCGTTATTTTGCTCCGGGTTGCAGAGATCCTTATCGTGCCAGTGGTGAACCTGAGTATCGTGACCAAGCCTGGGACGATGTTGGCTTTACTGACTTAGAGACTGAAGATGATTGGTTTGCCAAAGCCGAGGCCATCTTTCGGGGTCAGGACTACGACACTCGTGTTTTAGTGCCGTTGGACTTGGAGGAAACAGAAGTGTTCCGTCTTATGCAGTTAGCACACGAACGTGACATTACTTTAAACAAGTTAGTAGAACAAATCCTACAAGAAGTCATTGACCGAGAACAAAAATTAAAAGCGGCCTAACAGATACCTCGCAGCAGCTCCTTTAATGCCCTTAGGGGCATTTTTTTTGACTTTGTAAATATTAGATGTTATAATATACCAATGAAACAACTGCCTTACATTGAAGATTATATCCTGCTCATGACGGATGATTTTTTAGCCTGGCCACCGTCTAAGCCTCTTATTAAACTAGCAAGATATGATGCTCCTATAGTTAACAGTATGGCTAACCAGATTAATACCGGGTTGGCTTTTACTGATCGTCAAAGCGTCTTGGCTCACAAAATAGTTGTCAAATATCGTAAGCAGTGGACCGCAGCCGGATATCTTGTAGAACATCTAATTGAGCAACCTGTGTTTAAAAACCCTATTAGGGTAATCGACAGGAGCCGATTAATCAGTGTTCGAGATGGCGCTATAGCTATCCAATTTCCTTACGATCAAGAACTGATTAGCCATGTGAGAGCTGCCATTGGTCAAATACCAGGTAGTCTATATTTTAACAAAGATAAAAAATATTGGCAAGCCGGTTTAACCGAGCAAAGATTTGTCTGGGCTAAAGAATTTGGTTTAAAAAACGGATTCGAGTTCAGCGAAGAATTTGAACATCAAATTCAACAATTACTTAGTGTGCCTGACTACAGTATATGTTTGAAGATGGTCGATGATAAATATCAAATCGTTAATGCGGCCGACTCTGTCTACGAATACTTGTCTGGTATAGATGATCTTATCAGACTGTGTGATTTAAGTAGTATACTTGTCTATGCCATTGATTATGATTTAGCCACACAAGTTATTGATCAAGTCGGTCGAGAAATTTATCATCTTATATCAAACAAAGAAATAAATCTAGAGTATAAGAATAGACATGATTTAGATCTATCCAGTGTAATCTCTTATGCAAGATTAACCAATAGGTTCCCTATATATGTTTATGAAACCAGCGATGGTATTTTACGTGAGCATGTTATTAAGTATTTTAGTCCAGAAGAAATTGTACTTTATGACAGCAACCGGGCACCAAGCGATCAAACTCGAGTAGTTATCTGTAATAAATGGCAATTCAAAGATGTCACTATACCTTTATTAGTTACAATGCATACACTAATGATTGGCAGCAAGAGGCAGCAAATGTTACAGAATTCAGAAAAAGTTGTATACTACACACAAAAAGTAGACTCAGATGCCTGAATGTATTTTACAAATTCGCGATGAGGTAAATGTCAAAATAGAGGGTCTAAATGTAGATCTAAGGCGTCAACTCACCAATAGATTCAAATTTGAAATACCGGGGGCTAGATACTTACCTGCGGTACGATTAGGAAGATGGGACGGAAAAGTAAGTTATTTCAGTCTAGCTGGATCTACGTATATTAATCTATTGCCAGACATTATACCTATTCTTGAAGAAAACAATTATGACATAGAAATTGTTGATCAAAGGTCCTACTGTACATCATTCTCCTTTAATCGAATAGAAGAAAATTCATTTCAACAACACCATTGGCCTGAGGGGCATCCAATGGTCGGCGACCCAGTAAAGCTACGAGATTATCAATGCGAAATTATCAACAAGTTTTTAGATAATCCACAATGTATACAGGAAGTAGCCACTGGAGCAGGCAAGACTATTATGACCGCTGCTCTAAGTTCGAGTGTGCAATCATATGGACGTAGTATAGTCATAGTGCCTAACAAGAGTTTGGTAACACAAACCGAACGTGATTATCGTAATCTTGGGTTAGATGTCGGTGTATACTTTGGTGATCGAAAAGAACATGGTCATCGTCACACTATTTGTACATGGCAAAGTTTGAATGTGTTACTAAAAAATACAAAAACAGGTGATGTTGATATTTCAATGGGCGAGTTTATTGAAGATGTAGTTTGCGTCATAGTAGACGAAGTACATATGGCCAAGGCCGATGCACTGAAAACACTGCTTACCGGTGTATTAAGTCATGTACCAATTCGTTGGGGATTGACCGGAACAGTACCTAAAGAAGACTATAATCGGTTGGCCCTAGTTTGTACATTGGGACCAGTCATTGGCCAACTTAGTGCTAGTGAACTACAAAACCAAGGTGTTTTAGCTGAGTGTCATGTTAATATTGTGCAACTTGCAGATCATAAAGAGTTTGCCAATTATCAAAGTGAACTTAAATATCTACTAGAAAACGCAGAACGCTTAGATTACATTAGCGGATTAATTGAACGTATTCGAGGTACAGGCAATACATTAATCTTGATTGATCGTGTAGCAGCAGGTCGTGAATTAGTCAGTCGTATAAGAGACGCAGTGTTTGTTTCCGGTGCCACCAAAGGCACAGAAAGGCAAGAAGAATATGACGAAGTGGCAACAGCATCAGACAAGGTCATTGTGGCCACCTACGGTGTGGCGGCAGTTGGAATCAATATTCCTAGGATTTTTAATCTTGTGCTTATTGAACCTGGTAAAAGTTTTGTACGAGTCATACAGAGCATTGGCCGAGGTATTCGAAAAGCTTCGGACAAAGACTTTGTACAAATCTGGGATATAACCAGTAGCTGCAAGTTTGCACGACGGCATCTAACTCAGCGAAAGAATTTTTACAAGGAGGCTAAATATCCATTTGACCTCGAGCGTGTTAATTATCTATAATAACAATTATGTCAAGAATACTTAACTTAGATACCAACCGAGCATATGATCTCAATGATATTCCTAATGAAATTGACGATCTTAGATTTTGCGTATTAGATAACTCGGATCCTAAGAATCCAGATTATTTTTTCATACCTTTAATCTTTTTAGAAAGTTTTAACAGTCCTGCATTAGTATTACGTATAGGAGAACATACTATTAAAATGCCTGTAGACTGGCAGTTATTAATTGGTGAAAACGATTTTGGTGATTTGGAAGTAGTGCCTTTAACTAGTATAAACGATCGCGGATTTAGCGCATTCTGTTTTAATCCTGTTTCGAGTTATAGACCCGAGTTCCATCCTGTAGAAATAGTAGATATATATCAAGATGTCAAGTGGTATTTTCCTAAATTAAAGAGTGGACAAATGTTAGCAGTGCCAATTGATCCCGATTCGGAGTCTCCTATGTGTGCATTTTTTGTTAAGGATGTAAGTAGAATCAGCGAAGTAGTTGACTTCGGAAAGGCATGGTAATGGCTGCTGTAAAGAAAAAAAGACAGTTAGATCTTGGTCGAGTGTTTCGTGCTATTGATACTAAGAATAGAAATTTTGATCAACAACTAAATGATGCCGAACGAAAAGAATTCAGTGCTTACACGAGTATGCGGTGGGCTGCCGGTGTAGAAGGTAATTTTGATGAGCAGATATTTTACCTACGCAGCACCAACGAAAATGCCAACATTAATTTCTTTGATCTTAGCCGCCATCCTCGATTACAATGGTTATCGGTTACTACGATCAGTCCAGACATTGGTACGTTCAGGCACTATTGGGTATCTGTTAAAAAGTCAGATAATCGCAAAAGACTTTTTTTAGAAAGTCAATATCCCGACCTCAATGAAGATGAATTAGACATATTATGTTCAACAATCACTGACCAACAGATACGTGAATACGCTGTAAATCTGGGGTTAGATGATAAAGATATTGATAAAAAGTTATGAGTTTTCAATGTACATACTGTTCAAAGTCCTTTAGTAAAGAAAAGACACTGTTTAATCATGTCTGCGAACGCAAAAGAAGATTTCAGCAAGAAAATGAAATAGGAGTCCAATGGGGATATCTTTCCTACGCTAAATTCTATTCGATGTCCCAAAAAACTCAAACGCCCAGCTATAAAGATTTCGTTTACAGTAACTACTATACAGCATTTGTAAAATTCGGTCGATATTGTCATTCAGTGCACTGTGTGAACTTTGAAAGGTTCTTACAGTGGCTTTTAAAAAATAATAAAAAAATAGATCAATGGTGCAACGATAACCTGTATGCCGAATGGTTAACTGAGTATGTACGTAAGGAAAATGTAAAGGATGCCCTTGAGCGTAGTATGCTTACTTTAGTTAACTATATGCAAGAGCATCCAGAATATCTAAACGGTTTTCGAGATTATTTTAGGTTAGTAAATTCAAATAGAATATGTTACCATATAAGCACAGGACGTATCAGCCCATGGTTAGTGTTTAATTGTACATCTGGGCAGGATTTTTTGAGTAAACTAGGCGATGATCAAATTGCTAATATTATTTCTTTCATTGATACTGATTTTTGGCAGACAAAATTTAATGATTATCCCGAAGATGTTGTATTTTGTCGCCAAGTCTTAGATCAAGCCGGATTATGAAATTTCAGTCTGACATAGATATTGATTTCGCAGATCGAACAAATATTCTTAAAATCATACGTCATATCCCTGCGAGTATACAAAATTCTGCACATAATACCGGTATATACCCAACTAGCATACCCATTGATCCATTTACAGGACGCAGTAGCATAGATTACAAAGAAGCTGAACAGCGCGGTTATTGTAAATTAGATTTTCTTAATGTTAATTTATATCAACAGATCAAAGACGAAAATCATTTAATTGAATTAATGAACAGGGAACCGCCCTGGGATAGATTATATGACAGATCATTCTGTGAACAGATAATTCATATAAACAATCATTATGATACCTTAATTAGCATGCCTGAACCTGTAAATTCCATACCCAGGTTAGCTATGTTTCTAGCTGTAATACGGCCAGGAAAGAGATCATTGATAGGGTTATATTGGAAACAAGTTGGACAAACTGTTTGGCAGGCGCCAGAACAAGGATATTATTTTAAAAAATCGCATAGCATAGCCTATGCACATCTTGTTGTAGTAAATATGAATTTATTGGACCTTTCGGACCAAAGTAATTGATCTTCTTTTGCTGCGTTTTGCGGCGATTTCTTTTAAGTTTATGTTAGGACCGAGACGTATATCAACGTCTTTACTATTCATAGTTTTAACACAAAACTTAAATTCTGACCATTCACGTTTTAAAAAAACATTGATTGGGATCATACGATTACTCTCCCACCACCAAGTTTCTCCTAGATCTAAGAATTTTTTCTTCTGATCTGCAGTTTTTAAGCTGCCGTAGTCATAAATCGTTGTGATTTGATCATCGGAATTTTGTATGATTCCGATATACTCATTACCTCCATATATAAGGTATGTGATAAAAGGGTATTGGGTCAACAGGGCTTTAATTTCTTCCACTTTGCAATAAATAGTAAAATAATGACAACGATCCAAACATATTTATATAATAATCGGATAGAGGTTCAATTTTGGGCCGACAATATATTTGCTACAAGGAATTTCCAAGTGTACAACAGACCAGTAACAGTTTACCAAGGTATCGATAATCCGATTACAGTGATAATCAAAACTCAAAACCAGCAATCAGCCAATCTTGCTAGTTATATTGTTCAAGCGGATCTACAAGATGTAGAAAATAAAACAACATTGATGACTATTGGTGTAGAACTTGTAAATCCAGCCAAGGGTTATGGTAGAATGATCATAACAAAAGATTTAGTAAATAGTTTAAATGAAAGAATTTATAAATTAACCTTTAAGAAAACATTAAAGGGAGAAGCACAATTTACTCCTCTCTACGGTGATATGAATAATACTTTACCCATTGATTTATATGTCGAACCAGGTTTTTATTCAACAACTATCAGTGAAGATAGAGTAAGTTATAGAATTGACGCTGGAACACTATAAAATGACCATTACAACTATAAACATAGACCAGATTATATTAAAAAGAGGTAATCTAGCTCAAAGCGCCAATTACCTTGGAGTCATGGGAGAAGTTACTTATGATACCACTCTTAGAGCTCTGAGAGTACATAATGGCATAGTGCCCGGTGGTAATATTGTGCTCGATACTGGATTTATAGCAAATATACAAGAGCAAATTAACTACATAAGAGAAAATTTTGATGCTAATGCCATAGACAGTATCACTGAATTAAGTTCAGCTATGGGTAATTTTGGTAATTTAGTCAGTACTGAAGCTAATATAAGAGCAAATGTTGACGCTAATTTACAGGCACAGATAACCTCCATAGTTTTTGGAGATAGAAGCGAACTTAAAGCTAACTCAAATATAGGAATGTATATTGCAAAATTAAGCAGTATAGATGGTAGTCTTACTATTCCTAGTTCTTTGTTATTTAATAGCAATGGCAGTATTAATAACAAGTACATTAAATGGATAGTTGATACCGAACCTTTGTACATAACGCCTACCTATTATGTTTTAGAAAGAACAAATGCATTACAATTTACAGTTGCTACAGAAAGTTTTTATTTTAGTAACATTGGTGTACTAACGATACCTAAAACTTTACAGGCATCAAACGTAAAAATTGACGACACTGGACTTGAAATTGTAAATCATATTTCAAGCACATCACATAAATTTACAGCAGACGGAAATTTATTGATAGGCAACGAAGCTTTCTTACGTACTAGAGATGGGTTAGGTGGCACGTCAGGATTTACAATCACCAGTGGAACTTCTCCCAATGGTGATACCGGGGACGTCAGAATAAAAACCGGTCGCGCTTCAATCGGTAATTCTGGAAATATAGAAATATCTGTTGGTACAACTAATCAAGGTGCAGGTGGAAGTATTTTTATTAACTCTGGAACCACCAATATTGGAGATGCCGGTGATATTAGAATTAATACAGGAAATAGTAATAATGATGTTCCGGGAAATGGCGGAGATTTACTAGTTAATTTAGGTACCGGTGGAATAGGTGACGGTGGCGAATTTAGATTAGTAGCTGGTAACACTAATATTGGTAACGCTGGTAGTATTGAATTTATAGCAGGCCGAACAAACAGTGGGACCGGAGGTAGTTTTAAAGTTTGGGCAGGTAACAGTGGTGTTGGTTCTGCTGGTGAAGTAAGTTTTGTGGCTGGTTCAGGTACCGGTGTAACTCAGGCCGGTAATGTAGTAATTCAGGCCGGAATAAACAATTCAAATGCCGTTTATCATGGGCATATCTATCTAAACACAGCCAATGGTGTATGGCAATTAGACAGTGCGGGGCATACTCATGCCCCTGGGAATATTGATCTTTCTGGGTCAATTAATGCTGGACAATCACTGTCGATAGCAGGATCCGCTAGTATAGGAAACAATTTGTTAGTTAACGGTAATCTTACTGTTATCGGATCTACAAGCACTGTGTCCAGTGTCACTCTAACTGTTGCTGATAAAAATATAGAATTAGCTAAAGTAGCTAGTCCTACAGACATCACCGCTGATGGTGCAGGTATTACTATACTAGGATCAACTAATAAAGAGTTTAATTGGTATAATTCTAGTGCAAGTTTTACTAGCTCAGAAAATCTTAACTTGGTCACAGCTAAATCTTACAAAATTAGTAACATTGATGTTTTGACCAGTACTACACTAGGCGCAGGCGTTGTTAACAGTAATTTATCTGTTTTAGGAACTGTTACTTCGGGTGTTTGGCAAGCATCTATATTATCTCCACAATATGGTGGAACTGGTATTAACAACGGTAATAGAACTATCTCTATTGCAGGTAATTTAACAACTATAGGTAGTTTTAATACACAGTTTACAGTGACCGATAATACATCGTTGACACTACCTGAAACTGGGACAGTAGCAACAATAAGTAACCCAGAGTCATTTACAAACAAGACCTTGGTTAGTCCACTTATAACTGGTGCACCTGACATATTAGGAGTAACAGCTATTGGAACAACCGGAAATGGACAGGTGGTTTTTAACAATAGTCCGGTTTTAATTGCACCGACTTTGGGTGTAGCCAGTGTTACGACCTTAAACAAATTAATATTTACAACACCAGCTACATCGGCTACATTAACTATTCTAGACGGTAAAACTGCTACGGTAGAAAATACATTAACTTTTCGTGGCATTG